GGTTCGTGTGCTCCATTTCCACCATCCAAGATCTCACATCTAGTATTGAATTTATAATCAATGCCACTCGCTGCACTAGCTTGTTCCATAAAGTCTAATTGCTTCTGCAATTGTTCACCTGCTAATGTAGAAACTGCACCAGATGCATCATCACGAAGATTAACAGTAAGATCATCCCATGTATGTTTGCCTGCTAACTTCACCCGTGAATTATAAATCTCAATATCAATTGGATCAAATGAAACACTCGGCCGTGTGAAATCAATAACTTGCTTAGTCAATTCTGTGCGTGGAGTTCCTACACCAAAGTTTTCAAATATCACCCTAAAGCGATATTTTAGTTTTGGCATTAATAATCCTTGGCTAGAACTAGATTGGTCACTAGCCAAAGGTACTGTCATTTTTGATAATGATGCTGTTGTCATCTTATTACTCCTATATTTAATTAGTATTTATACAATTACAGGTCATAAAAAACACTATTTCCTCCATATATACTTGGAACTTCCACAATCATATATCCGTAAATACCCCTCTGATAACCTCAATTCCCTCTCAGTATCAACACAACCACTTGGTTTCCTTAATGCATACCTATGAATTCTATTCATCTCATTAGGCAATATATACCAATAATTGGGAACAGTGTCCTTGGTATGATCAAATCCTAACTTTTCGTAGAATGGAGAAACAGCACTCCATCGCCTATCAGCATATGAGATTACTGTTTCTGTATTATGATGGCGTGTAAAATATTTGAACAATTTAGATGCACCTCCAACCACAGTAACCCCATATTTATTACAAAAACGGTTCAGTTCCCAATCAGTAATCCCTTTGCTAATATCCCCATTCAAAAAAGTCATAACAGCTACCAATTCAGAATCATTCCATAACCCTAGATGCACATTTGCACGACCTGATCCCTGTATATGATATCTCTTTATGAATGCATTAGCCTCCGTTGGTTTAATCGTTTTGACTTCGCATTTCCTAGCATATATTCTTTTATTAATACCCAACATATTCTTTAATCGGTCTTTTACTATGGTAGGCGTATTCTCATACTCATCTTCAAATACATGAATTAGCCTCACACCATTTTCTAAACACTTATTGGTCTTATCAAGATGATAGTTTTTATCCTTCCTTAATTCATTATGCCAATACAAGCCATTATATTCAATTGCAACCTTGTACTCAGGAAGATAGATATCCAACTCTAGTGGCGGTATTATACTCCGGTCGTTTCTTGATACATTGGTATACTGTTCTAACCAATCAGCTATTTCTCTTTCTGCTTTGCTTGTGCCAATCAAGGGTGGGTAACATTTTGGGCACAATTCATAGGTAATCTTACTCTTTGATGCATATTGATATGTTCTGTTAAAAATGGTATCGCATTGATTGCACTTAACATCCATGTATGTATCTTCGATTTTGATAACTGAGTACCCATATTCTCCCATTCGCAATACTGCTTCTTTTTGTGACTGTGCCGTGCGAATTTTGTGATGTTCAATGGATTTTTTGGAAATTAGTTTCTTCGACTCATCCGAATGTGTTTTACCACGAAAGAATGCTAGGTCATATCCTCTATCCTTTTTTGTCTGAATAGCTTTCATTACAGACTCGGTGGTTATTGCCTGATTCGCCCTAGCTTTTTTTATTTTGTCTCTCACCTCTGGTGATCGCTTTGAACCTACATTCGGATGAGTGCCATTCTCTCTCCAAACTCTATTTCGTGCTAATGCTTTCTCTGATAGAATCTTCTTCTGTTCAGCCGACAGTGCAATCCCCTTATTGTGTGCTACTCTTCCTTTGTTTGATTCAGAAATTCTTTGTTTAGCTGCCTCGGTGTGCTTCTTACCATAATTTGGATTGTTCTTTCCTGAAACGCGATCACGTATTCGTTTCTTTAGTTCATCGGGAAACATCTCACCATATGTATTTTTGTATTCATCACTTGATATATTATGACTTTTTAAGTGCTTTCCTGTTATTGCCTTGAATTCTTTCCCACATACTCCACATTTCATATTATGTCCTTTACATAGATATAGCAATTAAACCACATGACACTATTTAGGCAAAGGGAGAGATGATGTAATAAAAAAGGGATTACACAAAATGTAATCCCTTTTTTACCGATGTGAGTGAGTTATTTACCCACCAGATATTTCTCCAGTGTTCTTAATTCTCACAGGAATGTAAATAAATTCAGTAGCTTTTACTGGTTCAATTGCTATATCAACATACAATTCATTACGATCTATCCTAGATGGAGTGTTGTTACTTTTGTCACAAATTACCAGGTAGTCATACACCCCTCGCTTGGCAACCAAATCATTCATTATCCCTTCCATTGACATTTTAATTTCATTACGGGTAATCTCATCATTTGGTTCAAATAAATATCCTTTCGCTGCTGAATCAACCATTAGGCGAATATAAGCAACTAAGCGTGATACATTTATTCTATCCAACGCTGAACCAGAGACAGTGGTTTTATTACCAAAGTTTACCAATCCTGTGCCAGGAATAAATGTTAATGGGTTTACATTATTTTCATATAATGTATCTCTGACACCTTGACGAATTGATGTTTGACGGAATTCACCCTCACCTGCATCAATGTACCCCAGTGCAGAAACATTATCAATTCCACCACGTCTTGCACCAGCGGGTGCTAACCAAGGATATGACATATCATCACTATGAATCATAGTTCTTAACATCATATAACTAGGAGGTACTATGATTTCAGCACCAGATAAGTCACTTGCTTTGCCACTTGGATAGAATACAGCCAAATATTCATCATTTGCCGGTAAACCATCGCCAGTTGGTGTTCCTAAGCCACTATTATTAGTAGCCCATGTAATTAAATCTGAACCAGTTGCTGGTAATCTCATAGGAGAATCACCAACAACAAATGCTGTGTTATTTCGTTCATTATTCAACGCAACCATATTAGGAATTAGTTCTGGATATCCAGGACATGCCATAAGATTAAATCTTCGTTCATCTTCCCTGATATCAGTATTAGAATCAATCCCCGCCTTTAGTGCTTGAATAACAATAGCACGCTGTGCTAAACGACCCATAAATGGACTACCATCATCCTTTAATCCACTAGCAGTAACCCATGCATTTTTTTCAGTTGGCATTGCACCTTCAAAATCAGCAGAGTTAAAGTAATTCAACTTAAATGATTTAACATTATATCCACTTCTACGGGTATTAAATAATAATGTTCCAGTTGGGTATAAATTCTCATCTGGTGCATCTAAATCAAGATAGTCACTTGTTAATAAACTCGCAATTGTTGGAATATCATCACTAATTGGATCAGTATTGCTATTCCCAGCCCATCGTGCATCAGCAAATACGATACCATTCTCGGTTGATTGATCGGCTGTATCAATGGATACCCACTGGTCTACACCCTCAACTGATTGCCAACGATTAATCATTGGGTAATTTTCCAAATCACTAGTATCTAGCCAAAGATCACCATAGACCAATGCAGTATCATCTGATTGTGTTGTCGGTGCAGAAGCCCCAACTAATGGACCAGCAGGGTCAGTTGCAGTTAAATCAAAACCACGAACATCATTGGATACATTTTGATATCCTTTCCATCCAGTGCCATCATGAATCATCATATCAACTTCATCAACTGAACTATAATACCATTTTGTGCCTTCAATTGGGTCTTGTCCTGGCTGAACATTGCCAGCACTATACGGGCTAGTTGTGCTTGTTGCCAATACTTCCCAATTACTCAATACAACATCACTATCATTTCCTGTTCTTACATTATCAACAGAATCTTGGAAGCCAGCATCAGCTACTGGATTACCAGAAGTGTCTTTCAACACAATCACACCACCCTGTGTATGTGTAATTTTAATAGCACCCGAATCCAATACGGCTATTGATACATTTGTAACACCAGCACCCAATATATCAGTGGCAAATGTTTGTGCTGTTGTTCCTGTCATAGTGACGGCAACTGCACTAGTTAATGCAACCTCATTGTTTGTACTTGCTTGAATTGTAAATGTTTCGCCAATTGTAAATGACGGGGAAGTCTGGTTTCCTGTAATCTCGGTTGCACCTGATGATGTTCTGCGGTAAACTTTTAATTTAGCTGTATCATCTTCTTCTGAATCAAACATTGCATATGTAGTTCCTGATGCAATCGTGCTTCCGCCCGCCGATGGGTCTAATTCTTTATTCGCAGTCTGATCATTCTCATAAATTGGACATGATTGACCAACAAAACTTGCGACCGCTGCGCTATACTGTTTAAGTGAAATATTAGCACCTAAATTAACAGCCGTCGTCTTTTGCCACAATGACCCAGTAGGTCTTGGGATAGCATCAGTTGATCTCCACGTTGGATTCTGTGTATGTGTACTCTGTTGCAGTGATGGTGCATAATATGTAGCTGGTACTATACCCAAATCAGCCAATGGGGTAAGCGTAACTTCTGCCAGTATAGCAGCGGCATCGGTAGCAGTAGAATCAATATAAATTTCCAATCTATTACTCACAGCAGCTGCTGTCACACCAGTAACCGCTACTGTATTAATCGCAGATGCAATATTAGCCACGGTTGGTGCTACTGGTAATGTCACATTGGTTCCGTTAATGGAGAAGACATCCGCCGATGTTAGGTTTGCTGGGTTTGCATCACTAGTTACCGAAGAAAGACTATTTTGCCATTCATTCGTTCCAACTAGCATCCATTCGTTGCTACGATTTTTGTAAAAAAGCGGTGTATTTGCATTCGTCGCATTAATCGCATAATCACCAATTGCACCAATGCTTGCCAGTGGGTAGCTAGTAGCTACATCAATGTCACTTGCATTAGTGATAACCGTTGGTCCCTTGTTAGCAAAAGCAGCAGTGGTTTGATTCCATTCGAATAGGCCCCATTCGGTTTCTGCTGTATCTAGCCAATATGTGCCATTATCTGGATTTCCAGCAGGACGTGTTAACGAAGCAGATAGTTCTGCTAAATCAATATCTACGCGTTGCACATATGCACGGTTGCTGATACCTAATGTAGAATATGCAGTCATTAATCCATACTCATTTAATTCATAACCATGTAGCGATGTGCCACCTGATGTTTTGTAGAAGAACGGATTGCCAAATGTATTGACTAGTTCGCGCTGACTTGCAACTAGATATGTATCATTTGTGGTTGATGCTAATGTACCTGGGGCTACAGCAGTGCCTGCCCCATTTACTTTATTCTGTGCAGTAGCAATCAAGATATAAGGCACAGTCGCAGCTGATGCTGATGGATATGCACTTTCATCTACTATTGAGACGGAGACTCCTGGGGAAACTAAAATAGCCATGGTTAAAAATTCCTTTAATATAATATGTTTATAGTTATTTATTAGATTATGGTGATTTTTGCACTTTTAAAAACCCTTTTAAAGGGTTGCCATAAATACTTGATTATGAAAGATAAAAGACCATTGTGTAACAGGTGTCAGCAACGACCATGCGCTATAAACTATTACGATAATGATGGGAACGTACATTACCGAACTAAATGTGACCCTTGTGCTACAAAAAAGAAACCCTCATTGAATCCCAAATGGAGGAAATCAGGTTATAGGAAGAAAAAAGTATGTGATAAGTGTGGATTTAGAGCAGTACACAATGAACAAATTGTTGTATTTCACATAGATGGCAATCTAAATAATACTGTAATTAGTAATTTAAGGTCAGTATGCCTTAATTGTATAATAGAAGTGCAGAAAGAAGATTCACTTTGGCGACAAGGGGATCTAATTGCGGATTTCTGATAATGACCTGCCTATTTGAACATTTTTATCCAATAACCCATGTCAATGGCTGTGATCCATCAACATAATTTCTCAAATCTTCTATCAATTGTGTCATTTCAGCCTGTGCTTCTGATTTTAGCTGTGACCCATTAAGACTAGTTCCACCCTGTGGACCGGCAATACTTGCGAACTTTTCACGAACTTCACCTAATATTTGTTTAGAAGCTGCATATGTATAATCCTTTAACCACTGACTTGTCATACTGTCTTGTAATAATGTAGTCTCTGGTTTATGATTATATGTCCATAACAAAATAACTTCACCCGATCCCTTGGGACTTCTGATCAATTGCAACTCCTTTGTAACAGCATTGAATGTATAATTCAGATATGCACCAAACATTCTTGCGGCTGTCTCAACATATCCAGTATATAACTCATATGTTGCCAATCCACCAGAATAAGTGAAATTCAATAAATATACATTCAATGTTGCTGAACTAAACGGATCAAAACTAGTACTAGATGGTCCCATATTACTACCCATTGTTCTGCGATATATTTGCCTAACATGTGTAATCTCATCTGGCAATGTATAAACACTTTGGTTATTCTGTAATTCTACCCATGCATAACTCTCTTCAGTTGATGCTTGTGCTCGCTGTCTATACATTCCCAATGCGTGTTCATATGCAGTGGCATAGTGATCCTGCGTCATTTCAACATCGACTATTCCTGCACCCAATCGCATTGCAGCATAATCATACACACCTTGTTTTAATTCTGTTAGAGTTGCCATTTATATTCCTATTATTCTAATTATTTATGCTATCTTGCTAACAGAATGTGGTATTCATTGTGGTCATCTGCCGTATCGTTGATCAATGACAAAAACCCATTGATGGTGATTCGTATGTTATTAGCTGATAAAAATGTCATTATTTTATTCAACTCCCCATCAACTATTGCGGAGAAATGGTTGGTATTATGGGTTATATATTGCGAAACTATCTCTTTATTATCATCTAAATTACTGGCAAATTCTGCGATATTTTCAACTATAACTTCCAGCCTTTTATATGGATCGCGGAATACATTGTCATCTGTCATCGCTTGATAATTCGGATGTTGCATAAACTCATCAAATACTTTAAACCCTAACTTTTCCAAATACAGGTTGGTATTTGGCATACCTACCATTACAAAGGGATGATTATTCACTATTGTTTTCCATGTCTTCTCTGTAATAAACGGGAATGCATCATTATCACCTCCTACTCTGCTAGTACTAAAATATGATTCAGATACCACACTATATTTTGTATCACTAAATAACTGCAAATCATACGGAAATCCAGAATAAAATGTATGCCCTTCTGGGCCAGTTATAACATCAATCGTGTCTTCTGCTGATCCATTGGTGTCTTCAACAAACTGACCAAATAGATCATCGCTGTATAATAACCCATCAATACTAGAAGCATAATACTTTACAATATCATTACATTCTTTTTTTATTTTCTCGGTTTTAATAAACGATGACCACATAAAATCAGACATCAGAACCTTGCGTTGGTATAAACTATACAATAACCCCACCCTATGTATTTTGTTGGTTTTTCCAGTTAAAAACAGACCTTTTTTTGATTCGTGATTCCAACTTCGATTTATTTCTTGATTCCTGTATTTTTGAGTATACCAATATGTCCTTAATAAAAAATAATTTATGAAGACCACATTTGGAATATTATTAAATTTATGACTATAATCAGCATTTATTAAAAATGTAAAGTGTATGCCATTATTAGATAAAATATCAACTATTTGATTTATTTTAGTTTCAAAATTCTCAGGGAGATATTCCCAAAATAACGTTCCTATAATATGAATATTTTCTTTATGTGATACCCAGCTAGACACTGGTTGACAGGCATTAACTGCATCTTTAATTTTATAGAAAAAGTATTTAATAATCTGATCTGATATAGGTTTAGAAAAATCACTCCAATCCCAAAATAATATTTCTTCTAATGGACACAATAACGTCGCCTTTTGTGCATCAACCATTAATGCACCCTTAATATGATTAGATGTTCATTAAATCTACCGGTTAGTTTGATATCTACCGTTTCAATGCCAGTAAATATCTTTCTTGCATTAGCCTTATTCACTTGTATTATCTGTTTAAGCTGATCTGCTGGCTTTCGTAAAGTCTTACCAGCTGATTTGGCTTCACTGAACCCAGCAATCGTGTTATTTTTTACTCCCAATCCATCAGATCGGGGATCTGCCACATAATAATGTAATTTTCTTTTTTTAGAATCATACACATACATCTCTTTTGCGCCTAGTATCTTAATTGGCTTTATGCTTTTAAGATTAAAATCAGGAAATTCTTTCATATATTTCAACTTAGACACCAACTGCTCTGCTGAGATTGGTTTTTTCTTCGGTGTTACCCTTGTTGATTTCTTGTATACCACATAACTATGTAAATCTTCAATCACTAACCCACAAAACTTAATAAGTCTGCGAAGTTTTGCTTTTCCGATATGATCGTATGATTCATTGATATATGCATCAGTGCCATCATATGCTAATGTTAGTTCGCTAATCTTATCTTCCCATGCTTCAATCAATAACGGCACATGTTGGGGCAACATAGTGGATGCTTTCAGAATATGTATAGGCATAAATGCATGATTTGATGGTGCCTCCTGAATGTAATAATCATCATACATCCCTTCAAGCTCACCACCAATCTCCATTGCCTTTTCTTTCATTATTTCCTGAACATTTGGCTTTTCTTTCTTGGGTTCATTGGTATCATTCGGTGACGTAATTGCCAATGCCTTTAGACGATCAATTTCACTCTCTATGGTGTTGATATCTATGTCATTCGGTTGGAATCCTTTGATAATCATATTAGCCAACCACCCAATGGTAGTGTGATACTTGCTATCTGATACCTTATTGATAATATTAGCATCATCTGTTCTTCCATTTTTAGTTAAAAAAGATAATAGCATTGATTTGGCATCTTTATGATTATGAAAATAATTATACCAATTGAATGCACCCATCATCACCGTTCTGCGTTCGATATCATTAATTGGGTGATCCCATATCGGTTCTGATCCCATGTACCGTTCATCTATTGTCTTTCTTCTTCCCACTTATATGTCTCTCCGCTTCGTTGTTGATATCTTAATATTGTAGTTCACCTATTTAATGCTGTCAATCGTTTTATAGACGACACAGCATCAAAAACCAACTAAATACATTAAATATGTTTTTAAAGGATTAAATATGAGTACATATTATGTACCTACCACACAAAGTTCAGGTGAAAATCACCTTTCCATGTATAAAGAATCACGCAAGGATGATTATTTCTATTTAGACAATGTAATCAGCGAACAATACACGGTTGGTGGTTTAGATATTTATATACACAAATATCTGGGGCCAATGACAAAGGGAGAGGATTCACAAGATGCTGATTATGATGCTACTCAGCCAGGAAGAGATACAACCGATCCGTTATTCATTGAGGATTTATTCTTACTAGAAAATCGTGACAGAGATTACGATGACACCATATATAAACTCCGTGGTGTATACAATGTACAAGATATAGATTTTGAAATGTCCCAATTTGGATTATTTTTACAAAATGATACTATTTTTATGACATTCCACTACAATGATATGATTTCATTGTTTAACCGAAAACTTATGTCTGGGGATGTTGTTGAAGTTCCAAATTTAAAAGATTATAATCCATTAGATTCCACATTACACAAAGCATTGCCAAAATTATACTCAATTCAGGATGCTTCATTTGCAAGTGAGGGGTTTACAGCCACATGGTCACCCCATTTATGGCGTGTTAAACTAACCCCATTAGTTGGATCACAAGAATACAAAGATGTGTTGGATAATGTGTATGAACTAACTGCTGATGACACAGACCACTTAGGAAGCACTGTTGATTACACATCAGATAACAATGATGGTGGTGATTCTACATTGGCTGATTTGATTACAGCATACAACAATGATATTGCCGTAAATGATGCTATTGTTACACAAGCAGAAGCAGAACTACCTGTTAGTGGGTATGATGTTAGTAAGTTCTATATTGCACCTGTTGGGTCTGATGGATCACCACAAGATGGCACAGGAATATCTGCTGATACTATTGCATTATTCACGGATTCATCTGTTATTAAAGCAGACAGAGGGAAGATGTCACCAGAATCAAATGGTTGGGTTGGTGGTTATTTAACTGGTAATAATATGCCACCGAATGGGCTACCAGTCACACCAGCTACTCAATTTCCACCAAATGCATTATCAGGTGATTATGTGTTGCGATTAGATTATTTCCCCAACCGCTTATTCAGATTTGATGGGAATCATTGGGTTAAAGTTGAAGATGGGGTAAGGACTGAATTAACTCCTGGCGAAGCAAATAATAGGACTATACGAAATAAATTTGTAAATAACAATGATACAATAAACACAAATGATCGTGGAGATATACCTTCACGCCAAGGATTAAGCGAGTTGTTAGAACCTCGCGCCGATAACTAGGATATATTATGGCAATACCATTTCATTACGATGAACAAATAAGACGGTTTTTATTGCAATTTACGAGAATGTTTAGCCATTTTTCGGTCGAATATGGCAGAACTTCGGATGGAAGTGATCCAGTTTACCAAACTGTACCTATTAGGTATGGTGATTCATCTAGACAAGCACAAACTATAATGCAACAAAACTCTGCCAATAAAGTGCCAGCTGCACCATTAATGTCTTTCTATGTAAATGCATTGGATTACGCAAGGGACAGAGTGCAAGAACCATATTTTACTGATAAGGTTCAGGTCAGACAACGCCAATATGATGCGACATCCGAAACATACAGCACAACACAAGGAAATGCATTCACAGTTGAACGCTTAATGCCAGTCCCATACAATTTAGGGCTTACATTGGATATATGGACTACTAACACAAACCAAAAATTACAAATACTAGAACAAATTCTTCCATACTATAATCCATCCATTGAAATACAAAGCACCGATAATTACTTAGATTGGACAAGTTTAAGTGTAGTTGAATTAAACTCAACCACGTGGACATCAAGAAGCATTCCAAGGGGTTCTGATGAACCAATTGATATTACATCACTTATGTTCACATTGCCTATATGGATCAGTCCACCGGCAAGAGTCACAAAAGGTGGGGTTATTCACAAGATTATAGCAAGTATCTACGATGATGATGGGAATCACATTGATGCTATCTCAAATGATGACCTTTTACTAGGTACTAGAATGAAGATTGCACCACATGGATATCAGTTGTTATTATTGGATAACCAATTACAAATACTAAAAGATAGTGCGATTGAAGATACAAAAAATAACTCATTTGACCCTATCCCAACACAAGATAGCAATATCTTATGGCATGCAGTAACAGATGAATATTTACCAGAACAGTTCGAAAGTGGGATTAGTCAAATTCGGTTAGAAAACACCATGACAGGTGATGAAATAGTTGGCACGGTATCATATCACCCAACCGATGATAGGTTTTTATTATACACCGTTGACACGGATACACTGCCACAGAATACATTATCTGCTGTTGATGCAGTAGTAAACCCATTGCATAGTGGTCCAGGTGTTGTAACTGGTAAAACAACATTTCCATTGGCAAACACAGGACAACGCTATTTACTAACAGAAAGCACTGGTCATTCTAGCAACACTGACAGCAATGATGTTGCACAAGCATGGAAAGGTACAGACGGGTCACAACTCATTGCCAATACCAGTGATATCATTGAATACGATGGTTCCACGTGGAACGTAATCTTTGATACTAGTGAAAATACCGAAGTGGTCACAGATGTCGAATATGTTACCAATGTGACTACAGGATTACAATACAAATGGACAGGGGTACAATGGTTACGATCATATGAAGGAATATATCGTGGTGGGGAATGGGCAATAATATTATAACAGCGTTGGGTGTGTGGTTTTTTACAGCAAAGACGAATAGATACTTGTATCTGCTTCGGAATGATGAAAAACACCCACAATCATGGGGATTACCTGGTGGCAAAGTAGACGAAAACGAAACATTGCTTGAAACAATAGAGCGTGAATGCACCGAAGAGATGGGTTTTATGCCAAAATACACAAAAATGGTTCCCATTGAGCATTTCACATCACCCAATAATCAATTCTGCTATCATACATTTTTTTGTTTAATAGATGATGAGTTTATTCCTAAGTTAAACCATGAACATACTGGTTATAGCTGGATAGACAGAGGCATTATACCCAATCCATTGCATCCCGGTTTATGGGCGACATTAAATATAGATGACATCTACGGCAAAATAAAAACTATTGAAAAACTATACGCAATTTAAGTGTCGGTGTACGATACATATTCAGGAATAGTCATTGATTTCATATTCAAATGATATTTGAATAACTCAGGCATACTGCTATTCTTATGCACAAAATAATACTGAACATCTGGATATGCTTTTATAACCTCATTCACTGATTGTATTATTTTTAGCTGTTCATTCCCATATTGATCAACTTCATCATACCCAAACAAGAAAATTTCTTTATGTTCATCAAAACAAGCTAACCACAATGCTATTGCATGCTGGGTTGATTTAAACCCGTGTGGTATTAGATAAAATTCACCTTCATTGTTTATACACAATTTTGGAGTAGTATAAACAATGGTGTCTTCTTGATAATTTTTTTCTTTTATTTCATTTAGCATATTCTGGTTAGTCGAAACCAAAAAATCACATTTTAATTCTCTAAATATATCATCAACCCCATACACCTGCATTGCATTCGATGCGAGCAACCCACCTTGATGATTTTCTAGTGTATTAAATTTAAAATTTTCAGTACTCGGGCCATGGGCGATGCATGTAGCACGCCCCATGTGCTTATTATTGATTGGGTTGTCTACCCATTCACGTTCTTGTTCTTTCTTCCCATCTTTAAAGATAGTATTAGTAATAACAAACTCGCCATCATAGTCGCTTCGGTATCGTGCTGGAATCATCGTAATCCTATTATTATCTCAATTACACCATCCTCTGGTGTGGTTTTATTCTCCAATGACTTGCCAATAATTGTGCCCATCCGCGGATCACTGTCATCATCTTTCCAGGATTCAGCAAACCCCGGTACTCCACTTGCCACTATTAAATCACCAATCTCAATAGTACCCGTTACATTGCATGGAACACGTCCAATCAATGCCACGGTAACATGCTGTCCATCTAACTCATCGTTCATAGTGAACGCTGGATTCGTTGAAACTACCCCAGCCACTTTTCTGCTGGCATATTCAGTGCATCGCGTCACTTCGCACTGTCCACCCAACATCACAACTGTTCCAGGGGCATATTCTTCATCACTCGTATAATTTTCTGCAATATCGGCATATTGCGCAGATAAAGCTGTTCCAGAAAACAACCCAGCATGCATTGTCTCAGTGCCTACAGACCATCTATCGTTGGTTTCATCCCACACGAACGCGACACTGTCTAAATTTCCACGGTTGATTTCAAACCCAGCATCTTCGGTTGGGGCTGAATTATTTGGATAATTGCTGTTAAGTCTCATAATATTATCAGCTAAATTAATAGTTTCCGTATTAATTGTAGTTGTAGCACCGCTCACCGTTAGGTTGCCAGTTACTGTTAAGCTACTAAATGTTGGACTACTTGATGTTGATACAGATTGCCCCACCGAAATGATTGGGGTTGCACCTTCCCCAGTATTATTTGTTATAGTAACACCACTGCCAGCTACTAACTTCTTAACATAATCCCCAGTAGTGCCAGTACCTAATACAACAGCATCCATTGATGTAGCAATACTAACATTACCCAAGTTAGTCATGGTAGCAGAACCAGTTACATCACCGGTCAATGTAATTGATGGATCATTTACATTAAAGTTTAATTTCCCCTGACCAGATGAATTATCGATATATGTCACCGTAATTCCACTTTCAGTGTTATCTGATACCATATCACCGATCACATCCTCTACTTCTTCAGCGAAGTTTGTTATATCAGTGGTCGCATGCGAATGCGACGATGGGGCACCGGTTGAAGATGCTGAATCAACATATGCCTTAGTAGCAGCATGCATATTAGATGTCGGTGCAGCATTTAATGATAATGCACCAGTCATAGTATCACCTGTTTTCGCAACATAATCAGTATGAGTATGGGCGGCTGGTGCAGCATCCATTGATGTGGCAATGCTAACATTGCCTAAGTTAGTCATAGTAGCAGAACCAGTCACATCACCAGTCAATGTAATTGATGGATCACTTACATTAAAGTTTAATTTCCCGGCACTGTCATCATATGTTACCGCAATTCCACTTTCCGCATTGGATGACACCATGCCACCAACAATATCTTGTACTGCCTCATCATCTAATAGGTTGGAGTTAGAATCAACATATTGCTTAGTGGCCGCATGCATATTAGCTGTTGGGGCTGCATTCAATGTCAATGCACCAGTCATCACATCACCTGTCTTCAGCACATTCAAACTTGCACTACCTGTTAAGCTAGCCGTGATTATGCCCGCTGTGAAGTTGCCTGATGCATCACGTGACACAATCGTGCCAGCAGTATTTGCACTAGTTGCATCCGACGTTATCGTGTACGCTGTTGCATCTGATGCTGATATTTGCGTAATGCTTAATCCAGTGCCACTACCCACAATAGTACTTGCATATTGCCCTGTTGTATTCTCACCCAATGCCACTGCATCGTTTGCTATCTGTGCAGTTAATGTAACATTTCCTAAATCAGTTATCGTAGCTGTGCCTGATAAATCACCACCTAATGTAATCGTGAAATCATCTGTATTGAAATTGAGTTTCCCAGTACTATCATCATATGTTACTGCAATGCCTGTTTCATTATTACTAGTTACCATGCCTCCCATAATATCTTGGACTGACTCAATATAACCATCGCTGCTAGTATCCATTGAGATTGTGTAGTTGGCACCTTCTGTGGTACTTCCAGCAGAGTTTGTTAAACTAGTCCCAGCCCCAGCAGTCAATGTGGCTACGTATTGCCCTGTTGTATTCTCACCCAATGCCACTGCATCGTTTGCTATCTGTGCAGTTAATGTAACATTTCCTAAATCAGTTATCGTAGCTGTGCCTGATAAATCACCACCTAATGTAATCGTGAAATCATCTGTATTGAAATTGAGTTTCCCAGTACTATCATCATATGTTACTGCAATGCCTGTTTCGGCATTTACAGGGGATACCATGCTTCCCACAATATCTTGGACTGACTCAATATAGCTATTGCTACTAGTATCCAACGATACTGTATACCCAGCACCTTCTGTTGTTCCTGTGGAGTTTGTTAAACTTAATGCGGACCCAACCCCAAACATGGCTACATAATTACCCTGTGTATTAGTACCTAGCACCGTGGAATCCGTTGCCATCGTAGTAGTTATACTAACATCCCCTAAATTAGTAACGGTCGCACTACCCTGCACATCACCGGTCAATGTGATTGCAAAATCAGCAGTATCAAAATTAAGCCGGGCAGATGAGTCATCATATGTTACAGTGATGCCATTTTCGGTGTTGACCGGGGATACCATGCTTCCCACGATATCTTGGATCTGCTCTTCTGAATGTATTCTTGGCAAATTAACATTTACTAGTGTGTTGTCACCTGGCGCGGCCGTAACACTAACCGATCCATCAGTAAATGCCACCCCAGTGAAGTTGATCACATCAACCGCAGTTGCTAACCCAACAACAGAACCTTGTCGCTGGACACTTATTTTGGCTAAATTCTGTGAATTTTCAAATCGCGAGGTTGCTGAATTATAGATTAATGCATCACCATTGGCCAATGTACCTACCGTCACGTCGGAGAGGTCAGATAATGTGGCATCCAGTGATAGCACAATGTCTGCTGATAGCTGCCCACCACCCGATAACCCAGATCCCGCAGTAATATTCCGTGATACCAATACTGCACCAATATCCACTGGAGTCGGCATTGCATGCACATGGTCACTTCTTGAAACATCAGTTGAAATGCCCGCGGTGGCAGACCCCAAATTCGAGGTGACCGAGTTTGAAAAATTAGCCACGATGCTCACCCCGCCACCAGCACCTCCATCAGTTAATACCAACCCCGCCCCAGCCTGTAGCGTTCTTTCATGCTGTAATGTGTTATTGGCACTAATGACTACATACGATGCATTCGCCGGTGCCCCAAGTGGCTCGCTTGCCGTCACTGAACCACTAGCAGAGTATGCACTATATAATAATGTACTCAGTGGAGTGGTTATTGCTTCGTCAGCATAGATTGCGAATGTAGTTCCACTTATCACATCTGCAAAATACGCATTCCCGTTTAGTTCAGTCATGCCACCAATGTCGGTGAATGTTACTTGATCACCATCACTAAACTCGTGTGCAATTATAGTAGTAACAATTGCAGGGGATGATTGTGTAATATTATGCACATCAGCAGAAGATGTACCACCGCCACCGCCACCGCCACCAACCCCAGCTGCATTCGCCTTGGCAGCAAATGCATCATTGCTTATATTATTTAAATCAGTTCTTGCAAGTTCAAACCCATTTGCAGTAATACCATCGTGTGCATGTATGCTGTTGTTTGTTGTGTTAAATGTTAATTCACCCGTTGCCCCAGTGAATAATAATGTGTCGGCTGATGTGCCACGTCGGTGCTGTAATTGACTTGCCATTGGTTTTCCTTTATATGTTTCCTAAATCTGGTTTGGTTTCTAGAATACCAGAAACTAGTCTGCCCATGTCTAGTATAGGCCCTTCATTGTCACTCAAACTACCACAATCATGTTCTGGTTGGGTATACCACAATTCTCTAATGTCATACATCGTTATATTTATCCTACCATTTACCTCATCATTCTCAACTATCGGTGCAATAAACCGAGAACTATTGAAGTTTATCTCTATCTGCTGACCCACCAATTGCGCATCTTTGGCGATTTGGCTCTTAGCCAAGATAGCATCGCTGTTGGCACTAATGGTAAAATTGCCGCTACCACCCCCATCATTGATGCTAATGCCAGACCCAGCAACCAATCTTCTAGCGTTTGGTATATTGTCACTGCCTTGGTCCGCCGTTAAGAACGTTTCATTCGCTGGGCTATTTGGCACATACACAGTCGCCACCTGCCCATCTAAACTCACCGCAGTTGATATCCCTCCACCAACGAAATTGAGCGACGTCACATTACCAGAGGTCGTGCCCTCATCCGACACCGTAATTTCAGCTGTGCCACCCCCTAAATTAGTCGTAATGTCTATCTGACTATCAACCGATGTTCCATCAAATGTAACCGTACCTGTCCCCGTCACTGCACCGTTCAAGTTAATAGTAATAGGATCAACCGCCAAATTAAACCCCTGATTAATATGGTCATACTCCACAACCAATCCATCATGATTTCCCACTAATTTAGGCTTTATTATATCCACTACATCTGTTTCTGTGACATCTGATGTCACAGAAATATCCAACACCGTGTCGTTGGTTGGATCTAGTGCAGTTGTTATATTATCCCCGACAAAATTCAATACCCGAATGGATTCCGCATCACTAACCGCTAAGCTATCTTTCCTAGCCGTCAATCCTTCAATAAAATTGGTATATGTGACGATATTAACATCATTTAATTGACTAACTGTACCAGTTCCAGTAATATCACCAGATAAACTAATATCAAATTCCCTGACACCTAGTTCTACTGCATTATTTGTGCTGTCATAGTTAACAGTAATTCCTGTTTCAGTTTCAATCTGCGTAGATGGATCACGAACCGTACCTTTTACCGACGTTCCTATCTCATCACGCACATCTTGCGATGATAAACCACTAGGCACTGATACATTAATAGTATCACCCAGTCTAGTGACATCAAGGTTGTTTCCTTCAAAATTTAAGGCAGTAATTGATTCATCTGTGCCTAGTGTAACCCCATCATCACTAACCGTCAATCCTTCAATAAAATTGGTATATGTGACGATATTAACATCATTTAATTGACTAACTGTACCAGTTCCAGTAATATCACCAGTTAAACTAATGTCAAATTCCCTGACACCTAGTTCTATGGCGTTGTTTGTGCTGTCATAGTTAACAGTAATTCCTGTTTCAGTTTCAATCTGCGTAGATGGATCACGAACCGTGCCTTTTACCGAAGTTCCTATCTCATCACGCACATCTTGCGATGATAACCCATCCGAAACTGTTATATTCACAGTATCACCTAGCCTAGTGACATTAAGGTTGTTTCCGTCAAAACTCAAGGTATCTACTGATTTTTGTGTGCCTAAGTCAACCCCATCATCGCGAATTGTCAGTCCAGTAGCAATATCTACGCTAGTATTGATTACGATATTAGAATCAAAATCAGTGACTGTTGCCGTGCCGGAGATGTCACCTTGCAGAATAACATCGAAATCAGACACGGATACGTCAATTCTAGCAGTATCGTTATTATATTCAGTACTAATCCCCTCAGTTGAGTTTCCAGTAAACATACTGCCCACTACTGTTTGAATTCCCACAGGATAATCTGATAACGAAGTTGTTGCCAATGCATCTACCGCAAAGTCAAGTTTTTGTGTTACACCGTTATATACAACTTGAATCCCATCTTCAGAATTCAATGCTACCATATCACCGACTTCATTCCTAGTATATTCGGGAAGTCCTATGATACTGCTAGGGGCGTGGGTGTGCTCTTCAACACCCGATGTTAAATCTATCGTGTTTTTTACGCTCCTAGCGAAACCATCATTCCCTTTTATCAGTCCCATATACACAGATCCTTTATATTTAATTATATTTATGCAATAAAAAAGGGACTCATAAGAGTCCCTTCCAGTATTTAAATTACTTGCTTAGTTAAAAACTTATAATTTTCCTACAACTACTTCAATAACAGCATCACCGGATTCATTTGATTCCAATGCTTTGCCGATTACAGAACCAAGTTTTGGATCTTCCTCAGCTCTTGCCATACCATTACCAGCTGATACTAACATATCACCTTTTTCAATTTTACCAGTTACTCTACAAGGAACACGACCAGTAAGTGCAACTTCTACACCTTCTGCTTCGTGATTCATTAAGTAAGCTGGATTAGTTGAGATAACACCAGCAATCTTACGATCACCATCAACTGAACTAGTAGTTACCTCTGATTCACCGCCGAACGATACAACTGTTCCAGGTGCAATATCAGCATCAGCAGAATATTTTTCCGCCAAATCCGCATATTGTGCATTAGTACAGGTAGCTGTAATAGTACCAGCACTAAAGTTACCAGACCCATCACGTTTAACAACCGTATTCGCTGTGTTAGCCGATGTATAGCTAAATGGCAAACTATAGTTATTCGCACTAGTTGCAATTCCATCTAACTTACTTTTAAGAGTAGATGTGAAGTTCTTTTGTGTAAGACCTCCGTCACCAACTGAGTAAGTAGTGTTATTATCAGGAACTGTAACAGTCTCAGTAACGTTATTACCACGTTTTAATGTGATAGTATGTCCTGAGATAGATAAAGCATCGGTAGCATGCAACGCACCCCCCTCAGTTTCATGTACAACTGAAGTAGGTAGACTATAGTTGTTTGCAGAAGCAGCAATACCATCTAACTTATTTTTAAGTGTAGAAGTAAAGTTTTTCTGTGTTAAACCACCATCACCAACACTGTAAGTAGTGTTGTTATCAGGTACAGTAACAGTATCAGTAGTTCCATCACCACGGT